ATGCAGATAATGCTTTAAATAAATGTTTATTAAAGTTTGGTACTCCATATATTCAACAAACTTATAAAGATATTACAAGCATTCAGGGTGTTCAGACAACAGTTCAATGGTTAGATAATATTCAATATGTTGGATCAATAGAATATAATTTATCAAATGGATTTTTTGCATATCCTGTCGGTGGTGCTGAAGTTTCCTTGAATTATATTATCCCAGAAAAACACTCAAACGAATCACCCCATTATAAGTATCTTGCAGAAAAATATTATGGTGCTAATAATATTCACATGTTATGGGCATTAATCGTGGCTTCAGATGATGCATACTCATCCAGCAATCTAATCTGGGGTATGGAAGAAGGTAGAGCAAGATTAGAAGGTTATAACGAAGAGCCAATAACATCATTTGCTGTCGATGGTTTATTGATGACAAGAATTTTCGATGAATCTTCTAAAGAAAATCCAAATTTATGGTTTAGAGATTCACAGGGTACTGGAAAAGATTTAAAGGCATATGATAGATTTGCTTTCTATAATCCAACAAATATAACAAAAAGAACTAATTGGAATCTTTCTGTTGTCGAAAACACAATCGAAACTAATATTAATGTTTTCAAGCAAAATTATTCTGAAATGTGGGATGTTCATAATCCAGAAAATTCTTGCACGAAACAAATTTCTATATTAAATCAAACAAGTTATGAAGGATATAACGATTGGTATATACCATCTATAACTGAATTAAATTATATTTACGAAAATGTTGATTCTATTAATACTGGAATTTTAGTAAATAATGAACAATTAATTGATACAAATAGTGATTATTGGAGTTCAACAACTGTTTCTTATCTGAAGAGTTGGAGTGTATCGAATCATTTAGATTATACATCATATCAAATAGAAGAAACACCAACTTCACAAAATAAAAATTCCAAATACAGATTTATTGCTTCTGATTTCTCTGGCTTAAATGATAAAAAAGCCTATGAATTATCACTCAATGTTTCTGCTGGTGAAAACATGTTAGTACAATCATTTGTTCAGAATGGAAATAATGCAGGATTAGTTTCATCCAAAAATAGAAAATTATTTGGAGCCAAACTAAGACCAGTAAGAAGAATTCCAATTATTATTGGATCATCTTCAGATAATATTGAAACTATTTTAGATGCTTATAATTTTTCTAATTGCAATTCATGTCCTTAATTAATGGATAAATATTATTATGTCAAGTAGCGCAATCGGCTTTCAAAATATAAATAAAGGTCCAACAGGAGCAACAGGAGCACGTGGAGCACAGGGGCCAATAGGCCCAACAGGTGGTCTTGGTGGTCCTACTGGACCAACTGGTAATATTGCTCCATATATTTTAAATGTATCTTTAACTGGTCAGACAGCTACTGTACAATTATCAGATGGTGTGCAATATTTAGTTTCTGGTAATTTCTTAGGTGCTACTGGGTCTGATACTACAATTATTAGTATTAAAGATCCTTTAGATCCTGGATCAGATGTAATTACATATAGTTTATTGGCTTCTGGCAATAATACCAATTCATTTGTAATGCGTGGTATTTCTGGATTCGGTTCTCTAGTAGTAACAGAAAATGCAAGTACTATTTTTATAGATTCAATCTATACACCTAGTAGCGGAAGCCTTGATTCTTTTGGTCTTACAAATAATACTTTAGTCTATCTAAAACAACGAGATCAAATCTCCAGCACAACGATTGGTATAACATCTGGTAATTTTTATGATGGTGTATTGAATTTTGAAAAATCTGGTTCTATACCAGCATCTCCAAGTTTCTCTAAGTTACTGCCTAGATCAAAAGTAAAGTACTTAACACCAACTTATAAAACATCAACACCACAACCAATTGTATTAAATATTGATGATGCTGGTGTATTTTATGTCAGAACACCAAATGGTATTTCAGCATTTAATGGAAATTTCAAATCTAGTGAAGTAGTATCTTTTACTCTCATCACAGAAAGTGATGATATCTGGAATTTCCCATCGAATGTTTATTTTGAGAATGGTGAAAATTATCTAACATGTGGTAAATCCATACTTAATTTAACTTCATTTGACCAGGGTACATCATGGTATGCGACAGTTGCTGCTAGAGGTGTTGATGCTTCTGTTACCAATTGCCAAATTCGAGGTGTACTTGGTTCGTGTTGTTATACTGGTGTTACTGGATCTCAATGTGTTGATTATGTTACAAAAAATCAATGTGATATTTTAAGCGGTACATTCAACCCATTACAGCCTTGCGAGACAGCCTGTGGATACACTTTTGGTATTTGTTGCTCCAATGGTCAATGTATTGAAGATGCAAATTACGCAGAATGTTTAGCCTTCGGTGGTAGATTCTTATTTGGTGTGACATGTGGCTCATTTGGTGCTAGTCTAGATCCCAATGCTACAAACGCAACGCGATTATGCTATGATTCTTGCCAAAATCAAAAAGTAGCTTGTTGTAAAGATGGCGTGTGCTTAGGTGACGAGTTCACAAAAATAGAATGTGAAAATATTCTTGGTGGCGTTGCCTTTGTAGAACAACCATGTTCATCTGTTGATTGTTGCGAGCAAAATGTAAAAATTGGTGCTTGTTGTAAAAATCAAGAATGCTCACAAAAAACTTTGAATGAATGCAAATCCATTGGTGGTGTATTCATGGGTGAAGGTGAATTATGTGAAAATGTAAATTGCAAATGTATTGGCAATCCAAGATATGGAAATTGTTGTTATTGTCAAGGTATAGCTAAGCTATGTAAAGTAACAACAGAAGACGATTGTGAAACTAAGGTTTGGGCTTATGATTCTTCATACACTTCCAGTGGCCCGAATTGTAATGGTAATGGTTTCAGTGGTTGTGTGGCAGACCCCACACTAAATTGTGGAGGTGATTTCTTTAAATGTTGTTATTGTGAAGATGGTGTTACTAGTTGTATAAGTGCAACACAAGCACAATGTGCTAATTTGAATGGTGTATTCACTCAAGGTATACAATGCACATCTAGTAATTGTGATCCATGTCAATCTGATGGAGGTAATCCATGTGCAGATTGTGTAGTAGCAGTTCCTGGTGTATGTTGTAAGTGTGATGATCCAAATGTACCATGTCTAGAAGTTCCTGATATAAAAACTTGTCCTAATGGATATGAACCAACATCAACAACATTAGGTTGTGTAGATAATCCATGTGGATGTAATAGTGGAACCGATTGCGATTCTATATTATCTGTTTACGACACACAAAATGATTGCTTTGGTCCAGCAATTAATAATAATTTTATTAAATCTTTAGCATCAACTTTATCTGGATTTTCTAAAGAAATAGATACGAATGCTGGTCTTGCTTCATTACGATATAATTTTTTACCTTATGTTAAAGATTTATATCTTGATATAAAAAATGTTGGATTTCATAAATTTGATATTGATAATCAAGGAAGTGATAAAGATTTAAGATTTTGTTTTGAATTAAATTTAGATACATCAACATTAACTGATACAGATGAATCTGTAAGACTTTATATTCTAAGAACTTGGTATCCTAAAAATTATGTTCAGAATTATGGTGCATATAGAGAATATTCTTATAGATCCACTGACGGAAATGATACAGATTTACCAATACCTTATTCATCTGATGATAATATATTATCAAGCTCAGAACCTTCTTATTGGGGTACATTAAGTCATTTGTATTCTAATTTTAATGATTCTGTATATTTTACATCAGAAGATAATTTATCTTCTTATGTAACTATTGATGGTAGGAAAAAAAGATATCATACATTATCTGATTCTGCGTATACATCATATTTTAATACAGATATATTAAGAAATCAATTAAATTGTCCTTTGTATGGAGTCAACCCACGAGGAAAAGCTCCATATATTGGTTCTGAAAATATTTTAAAAAATGGATCAAATTTTACTACAATAAGAAATTTTTTTAATACATCAGTAAATGTAAGTAATCCAGAAAATTTATATCCAGGATACACTGAAACTACTAATATCAGATATTACCATTCTACAAATTTAGGTATAAGATATGTTCCGGCGGCAATAGCGGCTGCTAATTTTACAGTAACATCGAATATATTACCAAATGATGGTATAAGATATAATCGTTATTTATTTGGAACTAGTAGTGCAACTAATGGTTTGACATATATTAATAATAGTGGTGGTGTTGTATCATCAAATATTTTATTATTTACACAAACCATAGATGGAGCACACTATACTACTTCATTTAATGGAAATAGTTATCAATTACCAAGATTTTCTGGATATTATGATTTTGGTATCATAGAATCTTCTAATACTGAAAATAAATTTAATTTTAATTCAGATGTAGGTTTTTATATAAAAGAAGCAATTTTAAATAATTTTGCTAATACTTCTGTGTTTGGAAATTTTGTAGGCGATGATCAACCTGGACATCCTCTTACTGTTGATTATACAGCAAAATATATCAAAGGAACACAACTTGGTCAGCCAGATGGAACTATTGTGCCTAAATTAAATGATGGTGCTGGTGATTCTGTTAATGGTAACGCTTCTGGGGTTTATACGACAAAGGCACAATCAATAATATTTGACTCTGGATCAATAACCCCAAGTGGCACATTATTTTTATCACCTGGTAATGGTATATCATATAATGCACGAAATTATGAAGGAGCTATAGGAAATCCTAAAGATGGTTTAGATGTAAATGGGGTTAGAACAAGAGAACCAAGAAGAACTACCATTAAAGGTAAATATAATCCAAATAGAAAATCTTATAATTTTTGTGTTACGATTCCTAATTGGAGAGATTATCTTATAGATTCATCTTTAGTAAATAATCCACAGCCAGGAACTCCATATTATAATGAAGCTTTATTAAATACAACAGATAATGATGATATAAAAAGATTTTCTGATTTTTTTGATAAATTAAGATTTGTTGTTTACACTAAAACAGATATTCCAGAGATTAGAGGTATTACACTCCCAGCTTTGGATGAACTTAATTCTGAAACTCATGAAAAATCTCTTAAAAATTTAGGTTCTAAATTTGTTCTTACTGATCCTACCACTCCTAACTACACATTAGCATTCAATAATCCAACTTTATGCACTCCAACAAACGCAACACAACCTTGTTTATGTGAAGATTATATACCAAGTTATAACTCAAATTGCTATGTGTATGGATCTGGTAAGGATGTTTGTTCGTGGATTAGCGGAAAGAGATTATGTGATTATCAACAAAATAGTCGTTTTTTCTCAAATGGTCTTGGTTCTTTAGAGCGTTGTAATTGTGGAAAATCTTGTGAGGATACTTTAAGTGCTGGTGGATGTCATGCTGGTATCGCAGCGTTTTGTTCATGTGGTACAGCAAATTCACCATGTTCTTGTCAGGGAGAATCCATGGCTGTTGTATTTGGTGATTGTATATCAGGAGCAGATGATTGTGAAGATCCATGCGGAAGTTCTCCGTGCTTTGGTGATTGTACAGTTATAGAAAAATATCTTGGTTATTCTAATGTAGAATATAGAAGATATGGTACTTGTGAAAATCCAAGTTATCTCATTCGTTTACGACCTACAAATAAACCAGATATTCCTGCTCCAACAGAATTAATAAATGCACAATTCCAACTTGGTGGTGTTCCAATATATCTAATTAAAGGATCAATGTGTGGTGAAATAACATGTCCTAGTGTTCCACAAGGAAGTGATGGTTTAAATACAACTAACTTTACTTACTTTACTGATTCATTAGAGTGTGGAAGTGAATTTGGTTGTGTTAAAAATAGATGTATTTTTACAGAAAAATCATGTAATCATATTTTAAATGGTCCACCAACAAGTGCTATACAAGATTATGATGCAATTAAATCTACATTGAATTTATCAGATTCGCCAATGCCCTTAAGACTTTGTGGTATTGGACCGCAATCAGGAGCCAATGTTAGCGATCCTTTGGATTCATATCCAAATCAAAATCATATATCTTGTGCCAATCAACCATTTACAGATACCTTTATAAATAAATTGATTCCAATCGAAGGATCAGAGCCACTTTGTATTCCATTAGAATGTTCTGTTATTGATTGTTCTCAATATGAGGATTGTAGCCCAACATGAGTATTCAATTTAGATCCAGAATCCGAAGTACTTTTGATTATGGTAAGGAACTAAAACAGTCCGGTAAATGTTGCTTTGCTGACGGTACATCTGAATTGATTACCTTCTATGAATGTTTTTCTAGATCTGGTACTTTTATTACAGACGTAGATGCCCCATGCCCAACATCCGCAGAAAAAGGCTATTGCTGTGCTTGTGCATATTTAAGTGATTCCCAAAGACAAGAAGTAGTAAATAATCTACCATATAACACATCAAGTTCTTTCTGGGATGGTACGTTCGGAATACAATCAGATATTACAGAATGTGAATGTAATAGAATTGGTGGTATATGGAGTAGAACTAATTCATCAGCATCTTTATGTGATAAAAATGTTGCAATTGATGGTTCGAATTATGATATTGACGCAAGAATACCAAATGCTTGTTGTTCATTTATTATACAGAACGGTGCTCCAAATGGTGTTACTTGTCAGAATGTTTGTTCAGAACGAGCCTGTGCAAATTTAGCAATAGTGGAATCTGGTCTTGGTGATCCTTTTGCTGATACTGTGTTTATACCAAATAAAGTCTGTGGTAAATCAATAGTTTCTGGTGTTGCTGCTGCTTCTTGTGGAACAACAACAATTACTTCAAGATTGATATCCACGACAGATGCTTTTGCTGAAGATCTTCTTGGTCCTTGTTATCAATTAAATGAAGAAACATTAGAATATACTTGTTCTGTTCAGCCAGAATATAGATGTTCTGGGTACTGGGTAAATCCAGAAACTATTGATTCCAATGTTGCTTATTGTGATCACGCATATACACCAAAAAGTTTTACAAAAACATCCAGTTATATAAATCCTACTCAATATACAGAGTCAGAATTTGATTCGCTTGGTCTTTCAATAGGTGATGAGTTTCAAGGCGGAATTTATATTGGAAAATTTGCCCCAAAGAAACCAAACGCTACCACAATATCCAGAGTATATGGAGCATTGAATTTTTCAACACCATCATCAACTTATGTTGATGTATCTGGTGAATCCGAATATTCTAAATGGGCAATCATTGTAAATAAAAATTTCTTAAAATCACCATTAATTTATTCTACAGATCCGATCAATAATTTCACAAATTCTTATTATGATGGCTATATGAACTGTTATGGTGATCGTTATCAAAATAATAGAATAGAATCATCTACCATCAATACAATCCGTGGAAAATTAAGAAATGGATTTATAGATTATTATGTACCATCTATCGTGGAAATGATGTTCTTATCAGAACAATATAGAAATAATACAACACTACAAGATATTTTGACGATTGATGGCACATTTGCATCATCTACATTTGTAACCGATAAATATCTAAAAGCATTTCCTACTGGTGTGAATATATTTAATAATATGAATTTATTATATGGTCAAATAATAGGAACTGGTGAAAATCTAGGAAAGAATATAACATTCAATATAAATAGAACTGTGAACTTCTTCTTGTTTAGAAGAATAATATTAACATGAGGTCTACTATGGGATGCAATTGCAATAAAAATAAAAACAACGAACCCCAGGATAATAAGCAACAATTCAGAAAACAAGAAATACCAGAGCAAAGTCTGGTAAAAAAAAAGATGTCAATGCTGCAAAGTTTCGCAACAGCAGTAGCATCAAGAGGACTCCAAGATAATAAAGTTAATATTCCACTCAAGCAACTAAGAGTGGTATCTTGTTTCGGGAATGAGCAGTATGGTGGAGTTCTGCCACCTTGTGAACATCTGAAAGAGTCAAAAACTCCAGGAAAGCATTTCTGTGGGGGTTGTGGTTGTGGTGATAAAGAAGGTACTTGGCTCATGGCCGAAGCTGATAAGTACTCTAAGCTAGATTATCCGAAGCTTAATTGTCCATTAGCGATGCCTGGGTTTAGCAACTATCAACATTCTAAAGAAGATGAAGGTGTAGATCCAGTTACAAGAAGATGGTTTATAGAAAATAAGATTTCCTATAATGATATACAACAGATTCCAGTAACTGTTCATGAATCGAAACAAGGTCAACAGCCAAGCTGAGAATAAAAACTCCTTATAAATAAATAAGGAGTTTTTTAATGGCAGGACCAAATTCAAGAGAAAGCTTAATCGAATATGCTCTTAGAGCATTGGGCCACCCAGTTATTACCATTAACGTGGATGATTCTCAATGTCAGGATAGATTGGACGAAGCTTTGCAATTTTTTTCAGAGTACCATTTCGATGGTGCTGAAAAAGCGTTTTTCCGTTATCAGATTACCGCACAGGATATAGCAAACAAATATATTAATGTTTCCAACATAGGTCCAACAAATGGTCCTGGTGGAGATGGTCCAGATGGAAATGATATTCTATCTGTAGTCAAGTTATTTCAGTTTGGTAACTTTGCTAATGTTGATATGTTTGATCTCAAATACCAACTGGCTCTTGTAGATTACTTCGGTGTAAACACATCTGTAGGTAATGGTCATGCTATGGGTCTTGCAGCCTATGACTCAACGAAAAGATATATTAAATTGATTGAAGATTTTTTCCAACCAGAAAAAGCTCTGAGCTTTAGTAAGGTTACTGGAAAAATTCATATTCATGGTGATTTATCAGTAATCAATCCTGGTGATTATATCATACTTCAAACATATGTAATAATAGATCCACAGCAATATACTAAAATTTATAACGATAGAATGCTTAAAAAGTATATCACCGCATTGATCAAACGTCAATGGGGTGCGAATATGGCAAAATACGACGGAGTTCAATTACCAGGTGGTATTAGTTTCAAGGGTGGGCAGATTTATTCAGAAGCCTCTGCCGAAATTTCACAAATTGAAAACGAACTAATTCAGTCTCATGAATATCCACCAGAATTTTTTGTAGGTTAATATGGCAATAAATCCATACTTTGGTGATTTTAGAAACGAACAAAGACTGTTAGATGATCTGACAGTCGAAACAATCAAGGCCATGGGCCGTGATGTTTATTATATTCCAAGAGAATATGTTAAATTGGATAGAATCTTTGGTGAAGATATTTTATCACAATTTAAACAAGCATATTTAATTGAAATGTATGTTATGGATGTTGTAAAATTTCAAGGTCAGCGTGATGTTGCCACTAAATTTGGTATTGATATCACAGACAAATTAGATCTTCAAGTATCTATTACTAGATTTAAACAAGAAATATATTCTAAAAATTCAGATATTTTAAAACCAAGAGAAGGTGATTTAATTTATTTTCCACTTTCTAAACACTTATTTGAAATAAATGTTGTGGAAGATGAAATTCCATTTTACCAATTTGGTATTTTGACAACTTATACACTAAAGTGTGAACTCTTCTCTTACTCTAATGAAACTATTGAAACAGGAATTACTGAAGTGGATGAAGTTGAAACGAAGAGAAAAATGTATCTTTCAAGAATTACATTGGGAGATTCTGCATCACCGTCAACAATATTTAAGGTTGGTGATGTTGTTTATCAAGTCGCTGGGGTTACGAATGGAAATTATGCTGATGCAACATACACAGCAGTTGTTGCCGATTTTGTAAATGGCGCAACAAAGTATGTTTATGTTTCAGATGAAAATGGAACTTTACAATTAGGGGCATCCACAGAAACAATTCTAGATAAACCTAAAAATGTTAAATATTATGTCACAGCAAATAATACAACGACAATAAATGTCACTAAAGATCCTAAGATTCTTGAATCTAGTGGTGATAATAAAGAACTTGATGTAGATCAAAATGATAATGATCTATTTGATTTTTCAGAAACTGATCCATTCTCAGAAGGCAAATATTAATGTTTACAAAACTAGAACCATTTTACAATAAATCTATACGAAAGACTGTTGTAGCCTTTGGTTCTTTATTCAATCAAATTTATTTCAATAGAACTGATGCTTCTGATAATGTAATTGAAACATCAAGAGTTCCGCTAATCTATTCACCAAAAGAAAAATTTATTCAAAGATTAAAATCAGAAACAAGTTTGACTGATGAAACTCATACAAGAATGAATTTACCTAGAATGGGATTTGAAATTACTGGTTTTCTTTATGATTCGCAGAGAAAATTAAATAGATTAAATCAAAAAATCTCTACTATTGATGGTGTTATTACAAGCAGTTATATAGAAGTTCCTTATAATATAA